AGTTAATTACTTTACACCCAGCGTCTAAAACATCAACAACAAGCATTAAAACAACAATTTCAAAATAAAACTAAACAAAATGGAAATCGAAAAAATCTTAATTACGCCATCAATGGCAAAAGAGCTACTTGAAAAAAATATTTCAAATAGAAAAATTAAACCTAAAGTAGTTGCTAAATACGCAACAGATATGTTAAATGGGCATTGGCTTGAAGATACTGCCGAATTAATTACAATATCAAAACTTGGTGTTTTACTTAATGGTCAACATCGTTTGTTAGCAATTATAAAAAGTAATACTTCTCATAAAATGCACATAGCAACGGGCGCTCCAGATGAAGTATTTAAAGTTATTGATACAGGAAGCAGTCGAAGTACAAAAGACATTTTTCAAATTGACCAAATACCAAACGCTAATATTATACCGTCTATTATTTTTCAAAGCAAGTCATTAATATTAGGATATTCTGGTAAAATAGACCAGCGTTTAAGCTCATCAATTTGTTTAGATTTTTATTATGAGCGTCCAGATTATTATCAATTAGTTACAAAAAAAACAATATGTTGGTATAAAGCTTTTTCAAGGATTTTACCTCCATCAATAATTGGAGGTTTTTATTGTTATTTTCAAGGAATTAATGAAAGTATGGCAGAAGATTTTTTTAATCAGTTATGTAATGGTGAAGGTAATATTAGTAAACCAATTTCTTTATTAAAAAAGAAATTAACAGATGATATGTTATCGGCAAAAAAAATACCTATTTCATTGAAAAACGCTTACATAATTAAGTCTTGGAATTATTTTAGAAGTAAAGAAAGTATAAAGATTCTTAAATTTGATTTTGATAATGAGAATTTCCCTAAAGCAATTTAATGTATATTATAAACGAAGTAATATCCTATAACAGAAAAACCATTTATGCAAAGAGTGGGGAAAAAGTAAAGATTATTGCTGATTTTGTAAACGTTGCAATAGTTGAAAACTCAAAGAGTGTACGTTTCCCTACTCTATTTTCAAACCTTTCAAAAACAAAAAAATGACTGAGCAACAACAAATGATAATAAATTATCACAAAAAAAATCCGCATCTATACAAGGCGTTTCAACAGTTTTCATCTAACGCATACGGACTAGGTTATAAATATTTTTCCGCTGAAATGATTATTAACCGTATGCGCTGGCAAACAATGATTGAGGCAAAGGATGATTCATTTAAAATTAGAAATGCAATTAAACCTTTCTACGCTCGTATGCTTATGGCAAAAAACAAAAAGTATAACAATTTTTTTAAACTACGTCCGAGCATCTGGGATGGCTTTAACTTTGATGAATTATGATTTTATGTAACCCTTGTGTAGAACATCCATTAGAATCTCCTGTAATTGATTTAAACCACTTTGAAATAATCCGTAAGGTATGCGAGTACATGAGCGTAAATGAATCAAAGGTCTTGAGTAAATCGCGCGAGTATAAAATGGTAATGACCAGATTTGTTATAGTTGATTGTTTGTTAAATCAGCAATCTTTTAAATATACTCTAAAAGAAATAGGGCAAATGCTGGGAGGTCGCGACCATACAACCGTAATACATAGCAGGGAGGCTTTGCGCAACTGGGTTAATACAGATGAAACGATGCGAACGCTTTTAAAAAATGCGCATTTAAACGTTTTTAATTCATTACGTTATTTTAAATTTTAATTATGCAAACTTATATTGGACAAGAATTTTTAGAAGATATCGACAAAGCAGAAAACCCTTATATTGTAGACGATGTTGTTATTGGATTACCATTTAATTTACAAATGCTGGTTAATAAATGGGGCAAAAAAATGATACCAGATTGTTTAGGAATTTATCATTTATTTTATAATGACCAATTAGTTTATATTGGGATGTCAAAAAATTTAAGAGGTCGTTTAATTACACATTTAAAAGATAAGGATATGCCTTTTAATAACGTTTTATGGTTTTGTACGCACATGTATACAGAAAATCCAACAATAGAACAAACTTTAAGGATAGAACATAATATGATAAAAAGGTTTAAACCTGCACTTAATTCTAAACATACTAATTGCAGGTAATTATTTTTTGATTTGTAAAAAAGTAGTATCTTTAATTACAATTTCGTTGCGAGGTGGTATCCGAAACGAGATTTTTAATTTCACTTTTAAAGGGTTTTTTAATGATACCACCATTAATTAACCCTTTTTTTTATTTATGGAATCATTTTATTTTCAACACAATTACAACACGCGAAGCGATAGCAAAATAAAAAAGCTATTGCACAAACATGGTTTGCTCGGGTACGGTTTGTACTGGGCAATCGTTGAAGACCTTTACAATAATGCGAACGCATTGCAGTTGCATTACGAAAGCATTGCCTACGAATTACGAACGGAAAAAACTATTGTAAAAAGCATCATTCACGACTTTGATTTATTTATAATTGAAGGGGGTTATTTTTCATCAAATGGAGTAAAAAGAAGGCTCGAGGAACGAAAAGACAAAAGCACGAAAGCCAGTAATAGCGCAAAAAAACGTTGGAATAAAAGCGAAGGCAATGCGGATGCAATGCGAACGCATAGCGAAGGCAATGCTATAAAAGAAAAGAAAGGAAAAGAAATGAAAGAAATTAAAATTATTAATACTAATAATTTTAGTGAAGATTTTTTAAAAGATTGGTTTGCTTGGATTGATTACAAAAAAACAAATCATAAATTCACATACAAAACTATTGAAAGCGAACAAATCGCATTTAACCACCTTTACAAAATATCAAACGAAAATCAGAGTACCGCGCGCGAAATAATTAACGTATCAATCGCGAATGGCTACAAAGGATTATTTGAACTTAAAACAAATCAAAATGCAAAACCAACTAATCAACAACTCCAAAACGAATACGCAAACCGCTGGGCAAATGGAATGCCAGACCTTGACGAAAATTATAACCTTATCCAACGCTGAGTTAATGCCGATACTTCACAGGATTTTTTTATTAATCGGACTTCGCAAAGTACAATATCCAACACCTGAAGAAGATATTTTTAACGTTGCTTTTATAAAAAAGAATTTTGGACATAAATTGTCCACAGAAATAATCGAAGCGTTTGAGCTTGCAGTTACTGGAAAACTTGACGTCGATGTAAAACATTACGATCAATTTACGCTACCGTACTTTTGCAAAATAATGGACGCCTATCGAATTTTTAACAATGAGCGAATATTAGCAACGCCACCGCCGAAATTAAAAGAAATAGCCTACCAAATGACCGACGAAGAACGGTTAAACGAAATTAAGGAATGGCGTAAAAAAGATTACGATTTTAAAATTTTACCTTTGTACTTGTATGATTGGATATTAAAATACTCCCTACACGCTATTACAGACGATTTAAAGGCTGATTATTACCAAAGGGCTGTAAGAGTACACGAAAACGAATTAAGGCGAAATTTCGAGCTATTTGGCGAAAAGCAACCTTACGCAAATTTTCTAAAATTGAAGGCGAATAATTTTGAAAAAATCAGCGACAAAGATTTGAGCACGATAAACAATATTTTTAAACGAATTTTTATAAACGAATATTTAAAATCAAACTAAAATGAAAACATTTAAAGTACCATTTGCATTTGATAACGACGGAAATGTTATTGATATAGATACTGCAGAAAAACAAAAAATTTATTATTGCAGTTGCGGAAGTGAAGTAAAATTAAGAGGTGGCGAAATATACCAAAATCATTTTTACCATATTACTGAAAAGGAATGTTCGTTGGAATCTTCAATACATAAAGCGTATAAATCAGTATTTAGCAAAATAAAAACTTTAAAACTACCATTTGAAGTAAACGGCTCAAATGTATTAAATTTTGATAGCGTAATACTTGAAAAACAAATAGACGATTTTATTCCAGATGCGATTGGAATTATAGGCGATAAAAAACATTTAATTGAATTTGCAAAAACATCTTATATCGGGCAACGTAAAGAAAATAAAATAAAAAAAAGTAATTTATTTTGCATTGAAATAGATATTATAAAAACAGTTACAACTATTGAAGAAATTAAAGAGCATTTATTAAGCGAAGATTATTACAAACACATTGTACATATTCCAGAATACGAAGAAATGAAGGCGTTAAAAGAAAATTACAAATATGAATATTTAAAATTAAAACATAAATTAGAAGAGGCTCAATATAAATTAGCTCAATATCAAATTACAAAAAAAGATATCAAACAAAAAGATTTTTCTTTATTTTTTAAATGCGATTGTAAAAATGGAGCTAAAATGTATGTTGGCGAATTAGATAACGGAATTGAAATTATAGGTTTTCAGCATAGAGGATTATTAAATTTAAAAATTAAAAACTAAAAATGAATTTTAGCGATAATACATTTAGCCTTGCAAAAGGATTGCACCACATTAACAACGCCAAGATTTATTTCGAGGATGTTAAACGCGATTGCGCTTCATCAACAAAGGAATTATTTAATTCGTACATTATAAAATGCGATATTATAATAAATTCAATTGAACATAAATTAACGCCTGTAAACAGGGCGATATTAAAAAAAGAGTTGGCTGATTCGTTTAT